CCCAGAAGCCGGCCTTGCCCCCGTTCCACGGCGAGTTGTCCATGATGATCGTGCCGATGTTCGCCGAGTACACACCGTCCGACTGATCGGCCGCGACCGTGACCACAGGACGCACCATGAGCCCGGCGGCGTAGTCCGGGATGCCATCAGGCGCGAGCGAATTGAAGTCGACCCACGTTCCCCCGTTGTCTCTGAACTCCACAAGAATGCGGTTCGACTGGTCCGCGGAGAAGCAGGCAAGATCCGAAGCGCTCATGACCGCTCCGTGAACTCAAAGGACCCCTGCCAGTACGGAGGATCTTGCCTACCCCACTCGGCATCGGGCTCAAGGTTACACCCGCTCGTCATGTCGCAGACCATAGCGTTGACCAGGCCCGTGTTCCCGGGCAACAACAGGATCGGCCAGCTCCCGCCCGCGGGGTTGGCAGTCGACGCTACGTTCACATCCCAGTTGCGGCCGCAGTTGAGTTGATCCAGCTTCTGAAAGAGGACGGCGTCCGACTGGGGCATCGTCGTGAACGCGAGTGTCACGACGTTCGGGCGCGCGGACCTCGTGCGGTCGATCACTCGCGTCCTCCCGTTCTCGCTGCGCACGAGCCCGCGGTCAAGCTGAGCCGTGCGGCCCGTGGTACCAGGATGCACGGGGAACCGCGTCGGCTGAAACGATGCAGCCACGTTGGCGTTCCAGCAACCGACGCCAGCGAAGTAGACGATCGTGTCCTCTACGCCGATCGAGCTGTGAACCTGATTGATGATGAGCCGGGCAAATGCGGCATTCGCTGGAGCAACGTGCAATACCTCAGCAGAGATTATGCCGTCGTTGGCCCCGGTCTTGGAGACCAGCCAATCCAGCGAGAGGTAGGTGCCGGCGATGCTGAACCACATGATCCCGAGCCGCACCGTGTTCCCCGCGCTGGCGTCCGTGTAGTCCAGCACGGCAAGAACCTTCGTCGCATTGCCGCCCGTCATGTGGTACGGATCCGATGGAGAGCTGGCAATAGACATATCTGACGGGGCAGACGCTACCGTTGTGCGAATGTACTGGCCCCGAGGGCGTCCGACCCTGGACCCAGCAAATGAGCCGTAGAACTCCGGGGTGATACCGGCCGTGCTACTCCACAGGACCCAGCCGGCCGCGAGTCCGTTGCTGTCTCCTGGCAGTTGAAAGCCGCAGTTCTGCACCGGGAGCGCAAGGGAGAAGTATGGCTTCGTGAATGCCATTGTCAGTTCCTCGATATGGATCCGGCCGAGATCCCCTCGTTGATCAGCGGCACGAGCTCGCGCTGGAACCAGTCGCGCGTGCCGCCGTCGCCGTAGACCGTCGCACCCTGGTAGGTCACGATGAAGTTGTAGTTGATCGTGCCGACGCTGGCCCCGCTGTTGGCGATACGGACGCCGGGGTTGGACGAACTCGACACGTCCGACGATCCACCAACAACACTGACCTGCGCAGGCTCTGGGTTTCCAAGCGACTTATCAAATCCCTTGCTGGCACCGGACGCAAGGGCTGCCGACACGCCGCCGGACACCCCAGCAACAAGTGACCACTTGGCCGCCGAAGCGAAAGCACCAGGAGCCAGCGCCGCCGTCATCGGATTCGAGAGCCATTCCACAGCCTGCGCAATGTTCTGGCCAACCTTCGCCGCGGCGTAGTCCCGGATGCCGCCAATCAGGGCCGATGCCGTCATCCCTGCCGCGTACTTGGCAACCTCGACTCCCTTCAGTCTGTGCCAGTTCTCCCGCATCAGTGCCGTTTCAATGACCTTCGACGTTGTGGTCTGCAACGACATAATGCCGGCCGATAGCATGCCGTGCTTGTCCAAGACCTTCCCTATTGCAAAGCTGGACTCCTCGGCCCAGTTGTGGTAGGCAACGGTGTTATCGTGGACTGCCTGAGTGTGCTGTGTAAACGGGTTCTTGATTCCCACCAGATCGGAGACACTCGTGCCTCCCATCTTTCCGGGTGCTTGCTGGATGTTCTCGTTGAATGCGGTCAACGGTACGCCCGAAAACGGAACCTGCGTGTCGACGGCCGTCCTAGGCGCAGCAGCCCTAGCCGCCTCCTCTTTCGAGAAGTCTGTCCGCATTAGTTCGATAGGCGGACCCTGCTGGAATTCGAGATCCAGGTTTCGTTTGGCCTTCGCGGTGGCCTCAATAGACTCTATCAGTTCATCGAATTTCTTCGTCATGTCGGCGGCAATGTGTTGCGGATCCCCAACAATCGATGCAAAGATTCCGGGCTTGTTGCCGAGCTGCCTGTAATCTTCCGCATAATCTCTGTAAAACTTGAGCCTTGGGAGCATAGCCTCAGCGGTGGCGACATCCGCCGCGAGCTTTTCGGATAGCCTGTCTCGTCGTTCAAGCAGGATTGACGATGACATGTAGGACAGGCCTCCGCTGCCAACATCAAGCCTTTGATTCTTTTGCCGAATCAGCGCGTCGGTTGCTTTGTCCGTAGCGATGGCGGCGTTCTCTTGAGCTTTCGACTCTTCCACCAAGCGGGCAGTCAGGGCCACAACCGCGCCAGCCGCCACCATAATTGCTCCGGCCGGGCCGGCCACCCCGTAAAGCAGATCACCAAATACGCTGAACGACCGGCCGACCATTTCATTCTGTACACCAAGCTTCTGGAGCCCACCGCTCAATAGGCCTGCCGTCGTGAGATACTTAGCCGCCTGCTCGCCACCGATGCGCTGGGAGTGTGCAACTTGGTCATGCGCAGCCGACGCCCTTCTAGCCGCCTGCGGCAGGCCCGTACTAAGGTGCTTCTCAAGCGAGGCAAGCCTCGCGTCCATCTCCGAGAGCTTCTCAGCCCCGTTGACGGCGTAGTCGAAAGTCCCGACGATGCCGTTGCTACCTTGCATGCTTCGCCTTCATCGCCCGGTGTCGGTCATTCTGCGCCGCGGCCCTTTCGGACCGCACGCACCGAAACGCTTCCACGAGCCACCGCGTTGCCGGCTTCGCCCAGCCGTACTCTGTAGCATCGATCTCCGAAGCCAAGAGTTCCTGCGCCTCTCGGCGAATGCAGGGCACGAAGCAGAGCTCCCGGCACTTGGGATCGGTGTAGCGCTGAAAGGAAGACAGGATGTTTCCTCCCGGCCGATCAAAGCACAGCGCAACCGCCGTCTCGCGATCGACCGGGACAAAGTCGCCACCGTCGGCCGTGACCATGACGGCATCGAGGTCGAAGAGACACGCCCGGTCCGACAGGTGCCAGCCCATGCTGCGGCAGTATCGGCAGTCGTAGGTGTTGACACCGGATCCCTCCGTTTCGATCTGTGCAATCAGAGCGCTCGCCCGGACCGCGAGCCTCAGGCTTTTCCCTCGAAGCAGCCCAGACCCTCGGCCATGTCGTCCGTCAGACGCACGTACTGCGACAGCGGCAGCGTACGAAGGAGCTCTTCGATCTCGGCTTTATCCGTCACCGAGTCGTCAGGAGCGCGCAGGTTCTCAACCCGGAGAATCTTCGTCGCCACGGCGGCGCGGTTAGCTGCGGAGACCTTCCGGTCCACGGAAGGATCATCAGACTCTCGACCAACCTGAAGCTCGGCCTTGCGAATCCTCGCGCTGTTGGCGCCGTTCGCGGATTGGTCCTCTTGCGTATACGCGCGGAACCAAATCCGCGTCTTGGGAAACGGACCCGGCAGATCGTGCCAGCATTCCGCGTCTGCGTTGAACATTGTCCCCTCCTTGAAATCCTAGGTCCAGGCCGACAGCATCGCGGCGCCGCCGGAGATGTTGAAAGCCGGGTGGGTCGCATCCACCCAGTAGTATTGGAATGAGCATGGAATGATTGCGATGTTGCCCTGAATCTCCGGGTCGCCTGGCTCATCCCAGAGCGCGGGGATGGTAATGACCATGGCGGTCGCTCCGCTGTTCGCAATCGTGAGGATCAAGGCCGAAGGCGTGCCCGCTTCGTAGGCGTCCTGAATCGTGTTCGATTCGTCGCCGCTCGTGAGAGAGAACGGGACCTTGATCGTCCCGCTGATCGACAGCTTGCCGAGCTCCATCCCAGCCGGGGTTGCCGAGACTTGAGGATCGACCTCAAGCCCGTTATCGATCGTCAGGTCAAGCCCGCAGTGGCCGGCCGCGGCGCCCCCGATCGTGTAAGAGAAGTCCGTTGACTGACACGGCGCCGTGGTATCGAGAGTCCCGGCGCCGGTAAGCGCGTTGAGTTGGCCCGACGAGTAGGCGAGGCAGTCAACGTCAAGCGTCGGCTCGCCTCCCGTTGCGCCGGACGGGGGAACGGATATCTTGACCGTCTTCACGACGGCCCCGGTGAACGTCCGGCCCGCGTTGATGCCAGACGCCGCGCCGGGGTTGAAGATCGTCTCCCCGGACAAGAAGTACTTCGCCTGCGGGTCCGTCCAAGGAATCGACACGGGATCAGGCGTCCCGGTCTTGTTCTGAAGGCAAGACACAATGGCCATGGCCAGGGCCTTCGGCTGGAATGGAAGCGAGAGCGGGAACGCCGGCCGTTCCACAGACGACAGTTGGAAATCAGACAGGATCGGACTCGGCCTGGTTCCGCCGCTGGATTGCAGGTCCAGCTTCTTCAGTTGCTTCCCCTTCTTCGGCCACGGCCCGTTGCCAACGTTTTTCAACGCGAACGTAGCCGTACTCGTGGGACCCGTTGCAATCGCGTTGGTCAGGTAGCATTGCAGGTTGCTCCGCTGCCAGCCCGCGACCAGAGTAGCCTGCGTTGACATCTCACTACCTCCTAGAGCTCGTACTGCCCAACGACATCTACATAAAACCGCAAGACCCCAACACCGTCCCGAAGCTGTTCGCCACCCGCATACCAGACCGCGACCACCCCGCGCATCGACCTTGAGCATTCGTCGGCAAGGATCGACCGCACAGCGGTCACGTACTGCAGGCACGTGCGCCACCAGGCCCCAAGCTGCGGGACCTCCACACGCACGGCCACACCGAAACGGCCGCGCCAGCGTTGCACCGGAGAGCTCACCTCCGTCGCGAGCACCTGCTCGAATGACTCGACGTGGACCCCGACAGACGGCATCGGCCCCACGCTGGCCACAGGCTCGTGCGCCACCGCGGCAACGCCGTCGAGGGCCTGGTCGTCACCCGTCCGCGCCTGCAGCTCCGCGGTCACCCCGTCAATGATGTGGGTTGCCGCCGGAGCAACGTATCCCCAGACGCACCCGCCCCACACGTCGGGCACCTGCAGGTTGGACAAAGCCAGCACGAGCCCGGAGAAGTCCGGTGTCGTGGCTGGATCATCCAAAAGGATCTGCGAATGCGGATCTCCCGGGCCGCCGTAGACGTTTTCCGCGTAGGCCAGCCGGCCCGTTGTAACGATGGGATTCGCGACGGCCTCGGCGCGCGTTCCGAACACATGCAGGTCGAAAAATCCAGGCGCTCCGTCGTGAGGAGCGAAGCGGAACCACAGATCCCTCGCCACCGCAACCGTGCTCGGCGGGTCGTGCCGAACATAGATGCAAGTAATCGTCGGGTCGGCCGGTAGAAACCCAGTATCCTCAAACAGAATGCGCATGATCAGCTCCTTGGGTAAACGTCATCGCGCCACACGAACGGGAAGACAGCAGCAACCCGCACGATCCCAACCATGACGGTGGGCTTTCCGTTGGCAGGCCCTGGACCTTGCGAGCTCTGGCGGTACAGCATCATGCACTCTTTGTAGCTGCGCTTGTTCTCATCATGGAGGATCGACTCCACAGACGCCATGTACTCTCGACAGGTGCGCCACGCCGATGCCGGATCCGTGAGCGTGCTGATAGCCACATGCACTTCGATGGGGCACGTCATGACCATCGTGCTTCCCGCGTTCACGCTCAGGTCTATTTCTACCGGCTGCGCGACAACCGCGATGAGCGGCATCGCCTCGGCCTCAGTCTCGTCACCGGTGTAGATGTTGTCGGTTGCAATGCCGTACAGCGCCGCGTTGGCGCCGATGCGGGCCTTGAGCAGGGTGACGATGTTGTCGCACATGACCAGGTCGGGAGCGGCTGTGTATCCCCACCAGTAGACATTCGTGCCTACAATCTCTGCGGAGAACACACCGGTAATCGCGAGCCCGGTCAGAATCGGAGTCTGCGTACCGTTGCGCGTTAGCGTGAGTGTCTGCCTGTTGGCGCCGATGTCAACGTACCCAACCACAGACGCGATTGCTGTTCCGGTGTCGTTGCGTGTCCTAAACACTTGGCACTGGATCTTCGTCGCCGAGTACCGGGAAAACTTGATCCACAGATCACGCCGGCTATTCGGATAGTTCGCCGAGAATCCCACCTCACTCACAACGACGCCGGTGAACGCAGCCGCCCCGGTATTGTTCGGGGCATCCTCGAACAAGGCCCTCACGGCTGCACACTCGGCGGGGTCCTGATGCCTCTGAAGACGAACTTCGTGACCCGCTCGCCGAGAGCGATGATGTCCAGGCGGAACCATTTGATGTGGGGTCGCGCGGGAGCGCCGCTGGGATGCGTCTCTTGGGCTCGGACCCAGCCGTTGTCAACGGACGCTTTCTTGCGCAAGCCGAACCGGCCCACCGTTGCTCGCCCCGTGCCCGCCCCGATCGTCTGCGCCTTCATCCGCCACGCCAAGAACCCGGGCCCGTCCGGCCGCGGTCGCACCGTGTAGGGCCCCCAGCCAGCATGCAACGCGGAAGGGTAGTCGAACCCGGGCGACCACTTCGACCGCGACCGCGCCGCGTTCGTCATCTCGAAGCGGAACGACGCGGGGCCGGTCTTCTTGACGCCGGTCCGGTAAGACCGAGCCATGTCCATCTGGGCCGTCTGCATCGGCGCCGTTACCGTGCCGCCCTTGCCGGCGCCGCCGATGAAGGACCCCTGCCCCTTGCTGGCAATCGTCCACTTGGACAACGCCAGCCAGGCCGGCTGCCCATACATCGCGACGCGGCCCCTCTCGCTGTACATCTTTGGAATGCGCTCGCGCAGGACCCATTGCATGAACGGGCCGAATACCTCCCGATAGATGACCTCGGGATCCGCCCGCTTGATCGCCGCGCGAACGGCCGAGAGGTTGCCTGTCTTGTGAAACTGGACGCCGAGCATCACTCCCTCGTCTCCGTCGGCATCAGCCAGTCCAGCGGATCCCCTACGATGACCGCCGTCTCCGGCATGTCGAGAGTCGGGTCCGAGATCACCAGCAACGGAACCGATGTGATCCCGCTCATGGACAGAGTCCCTTTGCGCAATTGCTCAAGGATGTCCGCGGCTTGCTTCCTCAGTCCGCCGGCCGCGCCCTCGGCATCGTCCCGATGGGACAGCCGATCCCGGTAAATGTGAGCCGCGGCCAGCAACGACCAGACCATCACAACGATGCTCGGAACCGTCGTGAACGGAGCCCCGAGCCCGGTCAGCGCCGCATCGACCTCCGGCTGCGCAAAGGTGTCGCCGACGGACAGGACATCGGCGTCCGCGATCAGCGCTGTCGTGATCAGGTAGGAGACCGACCGGACGTTGGCTGCCGTGCCGTAGCTCATCCGCTACCTCTCGAAGTACGTGATGATGAACCAGTCAGCAGCCGCGGAGGTCTTGTATGGCTTGAACGCAATCGAGTCGCCGATGATTGGAAACGACACTAGACCGACGCTTGAGGAAATCCATACCATCGAATCTGGTATCGTCCCATTGTAGATCTTGAACGCCAAGGTATCCGTTCCGGTATTAGTGTGAATCAAATCAACACGCGCAATCGGCACGAGCTGATTTGGTATCACCACCATCCGATGGTGTACTTTGTACCTGCGGACATTTGCCGACTCGCTGTCGGCATATCCAGCGGGAGAGACCGTCCGGCACCAGTACTGGAATGGCGCCGCAACAGATTTGTTCGCCAGCTTCGTCCATGCCGATCCCTCGGCGTCCTGTCCGCTCTTCTCTTCGTATGCAGCCAGCACTGTCCCCACGGCAAGGAGCAGCGCGGCCACCACGATCAACCGGCGCATGGCTAGTACCGATCCGTGGCTGTCGTCGCGGCCCACGGAGACACCCAGTAGATCACCGAGTGATCAGTCGTACCGTTCGGATCCGAGTTGTAGTCGATGACGTTCTTTTCGATCTCGTCAACGTCTGGCGTGATCGCGGCCGAGGCGTCTTCCGATGTTCCGTTCGTGGCCACAACCATATAGTCTGAAGCCAGCGTATTCCACAAACCCAGCTTCGTACCGATTCCGATGGAGACTCCAACCGAGTCGTCATCCTGGGCTGTGTACTGAAAGTTGGTAAGCGACGCAAACGCCACAGACCCTTGCTGTGAGTTTTCCGTATTTGCCGTAATGGTGAAGGTCTCGGAAATAGACTCCCCGAGCAGGTTGTAGCCGTTGACCTTCACCGTGCCAGCGGCGATGTCATTAGCCGTACTCGCATAATCCCACGCGGCGATATTGCACGACACTGTCCGTGCCATGCCTGCCGATCCGCGCTGGAACGTGGTGCCGGAACCGTGAAGCGCAGCAATCTGAGCCGCCGTGAACGTATGCGTTCCGGTTGAACACGAGTCCAACATCACACCGGAAACCACCGCATTCGTGTCAGGTGCCAGAGGATTGACCCACAGAATGGCCTGGAATCTGCCCTTCTCAAGAAAGTCCCCATCGCGGCGGAATCGTGTCAGCGACTCGCCGCCAGCTACACACTCGCCAACCGTCGCGACCAGCAAGGTCAGCGCGAAGAGAGCCCACACTATCCGCCGCATCTTACTTACCTCCTGCTTTGTGAAACTTCGGCTTGTCGGTCGTCGGCTCGGGAACACCCGGTGGTGGAGCCGACGCTGAGAGAGATTGCACGCGCTTGGCCTGGCCAGACGCGAGCATGCTGTCTGCAACCGAATCGGGCACGTCGATCACCTGCCCGACAAACAGTGGCACCACGTCTCTCTTTCCGCGTGTCCAGTTGATAGCTACCATCACTTCAATCGTTACCATCTCCACCTCGTGCAACCGCGGCGGGGAGCTGGAGCCCCCCGCCCGTTGCTGTTGATTACGCCAACGTCCCGGAGATGAGCGCCCCGGCAGGCAGGCACGTCGCCTTCGGCACGTAGGTCTCGCGAGCTTCGTACACGTCCTGGTCCTCGGCGTCCTCGAAGTACGTCTTGGTCCAGGGCGCCTTGTACCGGAACGTGTAGCCAGCCGACGGCCTGGTCCGCGACGGAGCATCGGGCCGGTAGAACACGAAGAAGTAGTCCCCAAGCACGGGCAAGAACGTCTGCGTGCTTGCACCTTCCTTGGTCGAGCAGTAGTTGGCCGAGCAGATGTAGAGCTTCTTGAGCCCAAGCACGCCCGCGAGCTGATCATCGGTGATCTGCCCACCTGGCCCGTAGACGTTCGGAAGCCCCGCCGCGGGCGCGGTCATCCCGAAGTACTCGCGAATCGCGGGGTGCCGAATCAGGGCGAGCCTGGTCTCCCACGACGTGAGCCCGCAGATGGAGTCGGCCCCGACCTTGGACTTCACGCCCTTGACCTGCGTGTCCACGTTGCCGATAGGATCGCCGCCACCGGTGTCCCAGTTGTCGCCAGCAGCGACCGTGGTCGCACCGGACCAGCTCGACGCGGTTACAATGGCCATAATTGCCGCCTCACGGGCCAAGAGCACTTGATCCATGGCGGTCTCGGTCGCCTCGACGTCGAGAGCTACGCCGTCGTCGGCGTTCTCCGCGATCCGCCGCGGGATCGGCACCGCGATGCCGTACTCTTCAGCCGTGTAGAGCGTGTCACTCAGGGCCATGCCCATGCGAGGTAGCCGGGTGCCAGGTCGCACCTTGGATGCGCTAGACCGCATGAGATCGTCCTGATCCCACTCCTTGTAGTAGTCCGACTCATGCTTGACCGGAACGATCGGGAACACCATGTCCCCGACATAGACATTGTTGCGGTAGTTCTGGGCCACCGCATCAGTAGCCCCGGCGCGGTGAACGCTTGCCAGTGAAGGAAGAGGCATGTTCAGACCCTCCTAGTTACACTGCGTCACGGGCCGCAGAACAACCTCGATGATGTCACCAGCCACGCCGTATTCGAGCGCGATGGCGCCGGGCTTCTCGTCGGAGGCATAGGCCGCCGTGATCCCGGTCCCGTTCGTGTGAGAGATCACTCCCTCGCCGCAGTTCACAGTCCCGCCGAGCTTGAGCTTGCTCGTGCCGGTAATCCGTACGGCGATCGTATCGCCGGACGCCGTTGCGGCCTCCTGCGCAATCCCAAGCACAACGTCCGTTGCGAGCGCCGTAACGGCAACGGTCTTGCCAGTGCTCCCGGAGCCCTTCACGAAGTAGTACTGCGTGACCGCAGCCGTGGTGGTCATCGGGACATCAATCCCGCCGTGATCTACTGCCATGATCAGGCCTCCTTCGCTTGGATGGACGGGAACGCGCTGAGCCGGTAGGCCGCGTACTCGTCTTTGTGCTCGTTGCCGATGCGAATCCACGCATCGCGGAACGGGATCCCCTCGGCCTTGCACAGACCGTTGGCCAGAGCGATCAGCTTCGCCTCGCCCGTCAGCCCGGCCGTGGGATCCACCTGCGCCACCGGATTCCCAAGCGCATTCGTCGGCTGGATCGCCCCGTCGCGAGCGTCGATCGCTTCGAGGTACGCATCCGCGGCCCCGATGCTCATCTCGATCAGGACCGGCGCCATCGTCGCGATCTCGCCCGGCTTGATCTTCCCGTCTTTGGCGGCCTGCTTGAGCCGCGCGTCATAGAGCTTCGTTCGCATGGCCGCCATCTCTTTCTTGGCAGCCATGTCGGCCTCACTCGCATTCGCCGCGCCCAGCGCTTCCGCGATGAGCTTCTTGACGAGAGCGGTGATCTGCTCCTCATCCATCTGTGAACCTCCTTCGGTTCCTACGTTCTTGATGTTGTTCTTGCCCTCGTCTTGCCCGACCGCTGCACTCACAGCCGCGGGCGCTTCACAACTGACGACGGACACCACGTCGCTCAGGGCCAGAGACAGCGCCATCTCGGCCGTCGCCGCCTTCGCTACGGTCTGTCCGTCGATCCAATCCGATAGGTCCTGTAAGGTGCTGATCGCTGGCGGAGTCGCACCGAGCAACGCCAGCGCGGTGAACACGATTGGCCGCCGCTCCTGCGTCGTGGGGTCCGGCCAGCCAAGCATGAGATCCGGGGAGATCCGGCCCCACATGCCGAGGCGGATGGCCTTGACGATCGCGGCCGGAACTCGCTGGAGATCACAGAGGACCTTCTTGCCGCGCCTGTAGAACTTCGAGGCGAACCCGAGCCGCGGCTGCCCACCATCCGGCACGGCCACCCATTGCTTGCCACCCGACAGGTGGCCCAGGGTGAGCGCGGGCTTGAGCAGCCCAATCGCCGCGTTGGTCTCATCGGTCGCCTTGTCCAGCATCGCGGCGGTCAGCTCCACCTTGCCACCCACGTCCGCGTACCAGGTGCCTTCCTCGGCACACTCGATGCCGCGGAGCGTGTAGGTGCCGTCGGCTTCGAGGGTGAGCGCATCGGATGAGGCCGCGGCGAAGGAGCGGACGAGTACGCCCTTGCTTGCGCACCAGGCTGCAGCCGCCGCCGCATCGAACGTCTCAGAGGAGAATCGGTACTCGACCCCCTCGCTCGTGCGCGACCCATGGCGGCAGCCGGTGACGACCTGCACGCCCGGGCCCGCGTCCTGCGTGCGTAGCGTCTGCGGATCGAACCCGTCCCGATTCTCTAGGATCGCAACGTGCTCGCTCATCGTGTCGCTCCAATCTCATACCGAGGGTCATAACCCCCGAACCCTGGTGGCATCCCCTGGCCGATCGAATCGAGCAGCTTGTCAACGACCTCTCGCTCGGTAGGCTGCTGCTCCTGGCCCTTCACCGGCACCGCGGAGCATCGGCAGCTCGGATGGATCGGCGGAGTGTAGAACCCCCAGAATGAGTAGTCGTTCTTCGGGCGTACGGTCTTGTCGAGTGTCTTACACTTCGGGCACGCACCCATGAGCGCGGAGTACTGGAGGTACTCGACCTCCTCATCGAGCAGCGCGGTCTCGTACACCCCTGCGTTCAGGAGCCGATTGCGCTCCGTGCTCACCACGCGCGACAGCGTCGAGGTCGTGAGCTGGGGCAGCCCGTCGCCCGCGAACGCCTCGAACAGTACGTCGAGGTACGCCGAGATCGGAGAGTTTCGGATCTCCCACGCCTTGTACGCGATGCCCAGCGGAGTAGCGAAACGTATCTCGATGGGCTGCGTCTCGGGCGCGGGCTCGATGACCTTGGCGTAGGCCGTGCGGATCTCGGCTTCGAGCTGCTCCTGCGGCTTGACTCGCTGGCCCGTAATCGTGAATGCGTCCTGAATGGAGCGACGGACCGAGGCAAGGGCGCGGTCCGTGAACGCATAGCCGGCCGCCTTAGCCTCTGACACGAGCCGATCCGTGCCGCGTTGCCCCGGCCCATCAGTCGCCCCAGCCTCACGCATCCCGTCCGAGTATCCCCGGGCATGGATGCGCACGAACTCGCGGGCGATCTGCCGGCCGAGAAACGCAGGGGTGAACCGGGCCAGTGCCGGGGAGAACCGCGGGCTCCGCGTCCTGAGGATCACCGCGTTGCGCTGGGCGCCAAGCAGAATCCCGAGGCGAAGCCGAGAGCCGTGGAGCGCACGCCCATCAGCTTCTTCTGCCGCAGCGAAGTCGAGCCTCGCCTCGGAAACTGTTGGCTCGCGCCAATAGGCATCGGCCGGGACCAAGTCCAGGCAGAGGGTCCGGCGAGCAATCGCCTGGGCCCGGGTCATCGGATCCCCCGCAGCGCCGCGCACCCACGGTCCCGGTCGCCCGTCCACCGTGCCGCCGTGAACTCCTGCAACAGCGCATCGAGGTCCGCGTCGCCCGACATCGCAACGGTCGCCGGAGGCATCGGCGCAGCAACCGCCGGAGGGTTGAGACGGTCCTGTTCGTCCGACACCTCCGGCACACCCAGCGTTTCACGGATCCAACTTTTCGGAACGTCCATACCAGCGCGCACAAGCAGGTCAATCATGCGCGCAATGGACTCCCGGTCCGGCTGCGAGAAGCCCCGGAACGTGAACCACGGGCACTCGTACTGCGGGCCGAAGTTGGCCGTCACGAGCGGACGGATCACCTGCTGCTGCATGACCTCTTCGGAGAGCAGCCCACCGACGTTGTCGAGGAACCAAGTGAACGTCCCGCTTTGCTCCTTGGCCAGCGCATACGATCCTTGATCCGTGACATCCAGCAACGTCGACGGCTGCAAACAAGCGTGCGCAATCTCCTTGTTCGCGCTCGTGATCCCGGCCTCGTAGTTCATCGTCGCGGCCGTATTCGGCGAATCGATGACGATGTCCGTTCCGTCGCGGTATGCCATTACAAGGTCGGTCTGGTAGCGCCGCGCGTACTCGACCGCGTCATCCATCTGTTTTTTTGTTGCGTTCGCCGGTACCCTTACGCGAACCCCGGAAAGCCCATGCTTCGACATGTACCGAGCCCACTGCTTGACAACCAACTGCTTGAAGAAGTATGGCGCGTAGGCCGGGCGCAGAATCGACAGCCCCAGCGGATTCCCGTACTCACTGCGCCAGTACCAGCGAATGAATCGGTCCGCCGGCATCTTCGTGAAGAACGCTGGATCCAGACCGGGAGTAACCATGCTGCCCGGGTGATCCGACTTCGCCTGCCACACACCATCCGGCTCCATGTCGCCGTGTTCGTCGCGCTTGTACGTCACCGTCTCTTGCGGAAGCGGGCGGAACGCGCGGTAGCCTTGGAACCCAGACCACTCGCCCGTCGTGTACGGCTCACCCCAGATGCGCTCGATGCAGGAGAACCCGATCGGCAACGCCTCCATCGCATCGGTCAACAGGCGCGACACCATCTTGTCCAGAGCGAACCGCACGAACTCGGCCACGCGCGCATCTTCCGGCTCGTCACTGGCGGGAACAAAGTCCCAACCGCTGGACAGTCGCGCCATAATCGGAAGGTAGACGCACGAAGAAACGTGCGGATCCTTGTGCATCATTTCGCGGTAGATGCCGATGCCCTTGGTCTGCACGAGGTCGTCAATCGTACGGAGTCCCATCGTCGTGTTCCACGAGTAGGGATCCCACCTCTCGGCGGGTAGGCCCATGACGAGCGTGTCCTGCCCGGCAGGGACTTGCATCTCGATGACCCGCCCGTGCCGCCACGCCTGCACGGCGTCTCTTGTGCGGGTGATCAGTCCCATGGGGCTGCCTCGACGTTGTCACGAGAGGGGAACGCCACAGATGATTCGGTGAACCTCGGCACCTGTACGGCGAAGAGCGACGCAGCGAGCGCGCCACCCACGACCGTGTCAGGCGGATGTCCCGCTCCGTAAAGGTCCGCGTGCGTGCAGCGCTTGTGCTCCTTGTAGGCCCACTCGATCATCGGAGCCTCAAACTTCCCCGCTTCGATGCCGAGCACGTAGCCAGAGAAGAGCTCTTGCCGCACCTTGCCAGCAAGCCAGATACCCTCAGCGCGCACCTGCAGGAACTGGTCGATCACGTCGCCCAGCCCGGTGCCGTCGTGCCGCGCTTGGCCGCCGAAGCGACGCTGGCGGTCGTCGAGTAGCGCAGTCAGCTCAGGCCAATCGGTGCGGCCCCGGCGCTCAAAGGCCACGAGACGCGCGGGAAAGACATCCGTGCGGAAGGTCCAGATGATGCACCAGTCCGTTCGCCGTCCCCAGTCCGCCCCGTGCGCGTAGTCCGCGTTCGGCTGCGGGCCCTCGATCTCGATATACTCGCCGTTGTCGCCCTTGAAGACGCCGAGGTCGCGGCGGAACATCTTGTCCACGGCCGCGCCCGAGATCGCCTTCGCCTCGGCGTTCGGGCGCTGCAACTCCACCTCGACGCTCCAGGCGTCGGAGCTCATCGTCTCGCGCTTGCGCTCCTTGGTCGCCTCGGTGAGCCAGCCGTCAGAGCCGGCCATCGACTCCTTGTAGCACCACTCATACACGGGCCAACCCGCGGTCTCGGCTTCGTCGAGGATCCTGGTCATCGTCCCGTCTTCGTACTGGTGGGTGCTGCTAAGGACCGTCTGTGAAAGGATCCCGCGGCCATCCTGGGGCATGCCCCGCGCGGCCTCGAGGATGTCCCAATCCATCTCGTCCACTTCGTCCGCCCTGAACCGCTGCGGGTGCGGGCCGCGCACGGACGCCTGCGACGCCAGCAGCGCCTCGATGCGCGCGCCGTTCGTCAGCCTCGTGCCGCGCTGCGTGGGGTCCGCGGTCAGCAGATATCGAGGGGCCAGGGGGTGAGACCAGAAGCTCTGCATCGACTCGTGAACTCGCTTCGCCTGTTCGCCGGAGCCACCGAGGATCTTGACGTCTGCGGCAATCGCAGTCGCCTCGGCCAGGCCGAGCCCAGCGAGTAGGTGCGACTTGCCACCGAGACCGCGCGAAGCCTTCCAGACGGCGATGGGGCTCCGGGCGAAGAACGCATCGGCGAACGCGCGCCAAGGGGTCGAGTGATTCGGGCAGACTTGCACGTCGGGGATGCGCACACCGAAGCGCTGGGCCATGTAGGCCCGGAGCTGGTCGTCTGTTTCGATCGGTGGGCGCAGAAGGTTGACTCCACTCGACAGCCGACGCGCGTTGAAAGCCTCGGTCATCGCCTGCTGGGCTTTGCTCATTGCGAGCTTGATCCCGGCCTTCTCTTCGACGAAGACGGGGCTCACGCTGCCAACTCCGCCGCGCGGTTGCCAACCGCTGCGATCTCTTCATCGGTCATCCCGGCCATGCGGGCTGCGGCTTCAGCCAGCGAGCGAGCCAGCCCGAGAACGTCGATGCGGACCGGCGCGTCCAGGCCAAGGAGCTTTGCCTCGCGGTCCATGAGCATGCGGACTTCGGAGAGGTCGTCCTTCGTCCACGCCTTGCGCTTCAGCTCTGCCAACTCGGCGAGCTGTCGACCGCGAAGCTCGGCGATGTCGGCCTTGGCCTCGGCGCACCATTGAGCCTTGAGCTCCCGCATGTCCCGGGCGACGGCGTCGCGCTTGTACGGCTGCTGCGTCTTGGGGTTTGTGAACTGCGTCGAGATCCCCTTCGTAATCGCGTCGAGGTGAAACCCCTGCACCATCATGCTGGCGACCATGCGGCGGCGGGCTTCGATGTCGGGGCGGGCGGGGGTCATGCCGCCACCCCGAGAAGCTCCTCAGTCAGGCCGAATGAAGCCGCGAGGTCCAAGATCTGCCGCGCAGTACGCTCGTTGTCGGCAACGGGAGGCTTTCCGCTGAGCAGCCTCGGCGGCAGCCGACGAACAACCTCGTAGGCATCCGCCCCGCCACGGGTCGCGATGACGTCAAGAATCCTCTCGAATGGCCCCCAGACCATCGTTTCAACGCAGCGAAAACCCCACTGCCCGGATCCGCCCTTGCGCAGAATGGTGCGCCAGCGTTCTCCGTACGGTCTGAACGGGTGAATCTCCGCGTTGGCAAGTGGCGTGAACGGCTTCGGGCTGAACGGATTCAGCACCGGCTTGAGCGTAAGCCTGCGGCTCCACTCGGCTGCTTCGATCTTCTCGAAGAGCTGCCGAAGTTCGGCCCAGTCGCCTTCATCTTCGCCGGGTAGGTCCGCGATGAAGTAGACCGACACCATCGCCACACCGTTGCGCGTCTCGACAAAGTTGCGCAGGCGATCGAGAACGAACTCTTCCTTCCAGCCCTTGCCGATCGACTTGCGCAGACGCAGGGAGATGCCCTCAAGACCGAACGTGACCGAGCTGGTCTTGATTTCCTGGAGTTGCTCAAGCCGTACGTCCTGGCCAAGGTCGCGTCGGTTGTGCGATTCAAGGTAGCCAGAGATCTCCGGCCACTCTGAGTGCTTCGTTCGCTCAGGGGCGAAGAGCGACACGGGCGCCGGGCTGGAGATCGCAAGGAGCGGTTCAATGTCTGCGAAGGCAACCTCGCGATAGCTCTTCAGGCCTGTGAGTGCACAGAACCCGCAGGCGAACTTGCACCCACGGGCAATCTCGATGCGCACCACATCGCGCTTGCCGCCCTTGTGCAGGGCGAAGGCCGAAGGAGCACACTCTTTCGGCGCCGGTACCACGGCATCTCCGTCTCGGTATAGGTGCGCGGACTCGGGTTGCTCGCCGCGTTCAGCCTGGTCCAGCATGCTCCCCAGCTCATCATCCGCGTCGCCGATGAAGACCACATCAACCATCTTGCCGATCACAGCCGGGCACATCGTTGCTTGCATGCCGCCGGCAATTAGGACCGGCCCACCGCCGCCCTTGCGAATGCCCGCCTTGCGCAGAAACGACTCAAGCAGGTAGATATCCCGCCACCAGAAGAGCGTGATCAAGATCACATCACAGGCCTGAGCCGTGCGTTCGTCGATGACATAGGCGGTGCGTCCGGCCTTGTGCAGGCACAGGTCGAGCCCGTAGAAGAACTCATCCTTCCCGAAGCCGAGCTTGCCGATCACGAGGCCCATTTGACACTCACGCCGAAACCGGCTGCGGCTTCCTCGATCGCCCGTACCAGGTCATCGCGCATGGTCAGCCATACCCGCGGGGGAATTGCGAGCGCTGCCTTGATGGCTGGTGCTGGCGCGCGGTCCTCGGGTTCGTTCGCCCCCGCGCCTAGGTAGAGCTTCTCCCGCTCCGCCAACTCCGCAATGCACCTCTGCACGTCCGCGTCCGTCGTCTGCGCCGCGCGAATCACCTCGTCCAGCTTCGTCCGCTCCGTCTGCGCCATCGCCCCGATCGGGTCCAGCGTCGCGAGCACGATCGCTTCCTCGCGTTCGTCCAGCTCGACGAAGTCCACGGGCACGGTCGCGGCCTTGACCCGGATCGCCTCCTCAACGCGGAGATGCCCATCGATCATCCGGCCGGTCGTGCGGTTGACGAGGATGCGCGCGACCCAGCCCACGTCGCTTAAGACGCCGTTGATCGCGGCGCGTTGGTTTGGTGGGTGCGTGCGCCAGTTGTGGGGGTTGGCGACTAGGGTCGCGGGGTCAACGTCCGCGGATTCGACAATCCGGGATCGCCAGGTAGCGTCCCTGGGTAGCGCGGCAGGCTTCGGCATGCGCGCACCGTACGCCCCGCTCCCGCGACTTGTCGTCTAGCATCATGGCCCAGAACGCTAGAATCGCGCGTCGACCTCCAAAGCTCCCGGTCCCAGGAATCGCACAGAGCCCCCAGGAGCGACGATATCGGGCCTACCCGTGCCCGTACTCGGGATCGACCCCAGAAGCGCGACAGCGGGCTTGCTTGCGCCGCCCCTGGACAATCCGCCAGATTGTGCCCCGGTGCAAATCCAGGGTAGGGGCTACCCGGCAACAGGCGCGCCATTGCGTCCAGCCGTGGGAGTCCATCTCGTGGATGACCGCCGCGAGGATCTCGACCTCGGGGATGTGGGCCCGCTTGGGGATCCTCAGGCGCCGGCCGGGCCAGCGTCGGATGAGCTCGGCCATGAGGGCGGCGTCGGGTAGGGAGCGGAGCAGGCTGGGCAGTGTGGGCATGGGGCCTCCCGGTGGTGGTGTCTACTCGGGATGTCCAAAACTCGCGACATGTCCCAAGTTCCCCCTACGGGGGAATACTTGGTGTGTCGCAAGTTCTGACCCTATGGATGGGTGTGTCGCAAGTCCATTTTGGATCTCGATTCCTAACATCTTAGAACATATCATCTTGCGCCAACTCGCGACATGTCCCGGACAGACCATTATGTGTCGCGAGTTTCGTCGCCGCTGAGAAGTACCGTGTCAAGTCGGTTTTCCCTTCCCGGGTGATTTCCCCGTCCTTGATGAGCTTCCCGGCGTACCTTTGCACGGACTTTGTGGACAGCCCGAGCTTCTCCCCAATGTCCTTGAGCCGGGCGCCGACCGACCCGGAGTCTTGGATCATGGTGAGCATGGCTGTCCGGTTGGCCGCGGCCGTCTCCTGGGCGTTGGCGGGTGCGTCGGTCAGGACCAGCGCCCCTCCCTCGTCATGCTCAAGCCAGATCGGCGCTGGCTTCCGGCTGGTGGTGCATTTCTCGATGGCCAGCCGGATCCGCTTGCCGACCTCCTTCATCCCTACAATGAGACGGGCGTCCGCCGTAAGCCGGGAGTCTCCGCGGGCCGCTCCTTGGTCGGCTCCACCGGGCCGGCCGCCCCCCTGGGCCTTCCGGTCATGGTGGAGCAGGGGAATGGCGATGCCGGCGGACCGGGCCAGGTGTACCAGCGGCTCGCTCACGGGGCGAAGGTCGCGCTCGTCGGGGAGTATGTGGAGCCGGGTGAGGTGGTCAATAATTAGCACCTCGAGCCGGAACTCCTCCACCAGCGACGCCAAGGCGGCCTCGCCGGCCGGGTCCGCTATGTTGAGAGGGTCGATGAAGTGTGGCGCCGTCACGATAACGAGCCGGGTGTCGACCAGGATCTCGTCCGCTCCTGTAAGGGCCACGATCCGGTTCAGCCGGGACAACAGCACCGGCTCATCGTCTTCAAGGCTCACCAGCCCCACCCTAACGCCACCGGGGCGGCTTGGGATGCCGAACCAGTCCGTCCCCGTGGCCATCGCCACGGCCAGGTGAAGAGCCGCCCATGACTTCCGGGAGCCGTCCGCTCCATGGATCAGGCAGAGCTGCCCGGGTCGGAGCAGACCGTCACCCAGCAGCGACTCGGGGATCGGCGCCGGATTGGCTCGCATCTGCTCAAGGGTGCGGGCGCCGGCCAGGAACCGCTCGCCGAGTCCTGGATTGTCTTCGGCGATCGCCTTGTGCGCCGCGGTCTCGACTTCCCCGAGGATGCCCCGGAGGTTGTCGGGCATCTCGTCGAGCTGCTGGGACGCACGGAGCAGCCGGGCCCGGGCCTCGGTGCGGCGGTGATCCCGCTTGAGCTGGTCGATGAGGGACCGGATAGTCCCCTCGTTCTCCTGGTAGCCGGCCAGCTCCAGGTCGGGAAGCCACCGGGCCGGCGTGGTCCAGTTCGGGACCATGTCGGGCCAGGCCGGGTCCGCCTCCAGCCGGAGCGATACATCGAAGGACGCCTGGTCGTGGTCGTCTGGGCGGATCGCAGCGAGCACCTTGCGGGTCGTGGCATCAAGGCACGCGCCGCCGTTGAGTTGCGCATGGACGATAGGGATGAACAGCGACGGCGACCGGAGACACGCGGAGAGGATGCGTTTCTGGGCGTCGGCGGAGTTCATAGTGTAGGCTCAAGGGGTGATGTCGTGAAGCCCACACTGCGGAAGAAATCCAGTTCCGTGACCCACTGACCCCAGCCGCCGCATGGTGTCTCGTGGTGGAGTTTCTTGATGAGGAACATTGATCGGCCAAGGTCGCGGATCATACTCTGGTCCCAATCGTTCTCTTGGGCGCGGCCATCCCATGTCGATCCGTTGGGGCAAATGTAAACGGGCTTCGTCGCGAACCACCAAGACTTCCTGGGCCACTTCCACCTGAACGAAACGAAGCCATCCCGTTGCCGGAAGTTCAGGCTGTCCCAGAAGTCGCTTCCACGAAGAACCCACACCATCCGCCCGTAGAATGACTCCCGCTCTGTGATCTCTTCCGGCGCGAGGGACGACGCCTGAAGCTCAATTACTATTGTCGGAGTCTTCACGTCAGCGCGGTGATTGCCGACAACGACTTCCTGCCACTCGGGAGGAAACGCCAGTTTCTTTTGCAGGTGCCAGTCTGATTCCGGTTCGTACCACGGGTCGCACTCGTCTGCCCGGTGTGACCAGTGCCAGACGACGATGTCGCCGCACTTCGCCACGAGTTCTGATTGACAACTAGGGCACGATGACTTGAGCCCCGGAGCGGCTTTCACACGCTCACCATTTCTGATCGCCCACAACATAAGTTCTCCTTCTCACCAAGGAGCATACAGCCGGGCGAGGCGGTGAGACCCCGCCCGGCCTTTCCGTCCGACAACATCGGGGAGATGCCGCCAGAGGGATGCGACCATATCACCGGATCGGTCACGAGTCAAGCACCGCAAGGTCCGCGACCGACCGCGCGAGGATCGCCACAACATGGTCACTTTGCACAGACTCGAAAAACCGTTGCTGGTCTGGGGTCATCCGTCCCGTTGCCGACTTGCACTCCACAAACAGAATCCGCCCATCGTGTAGCTGTCCCATGATGTCCGGCTGCCCCAGGAATCCGTACCGATGATAGCGCGGCTCCTGCACCACGCCGGAGTTCAGGCGATGGCACCACCGCGTGCGGTGCTTCAGGTAGGCGAGACACTCGTGCAGCACGACCCCCTCCGGCGTCGGCCCCGTCCGCCTCGGTCTCGCCGCCCGCACCGGGTGCAGCCTGTCAACCTGGTCGTCTGTCGCGCCATAGAGAAGGTGCGTGGCGCGGAGGGCGCGGGAGTCGGGGCGGGTCATGCGCATCTCCCGCGTCTGACCCATGCGGGTAATGTCACCGGCTCCCCACGTCTGTATAACTGCACACCGATTCCCCTTTGTTTACGTGGCTAATCCGCTATTACTACCAGCCCACCAATATCCCGCTTCGACCCGCAGACGATCGACCGCACGAACGGCCGATGACTTCGGTACCACCCGGAGAGCTTCTTCATGCCCTCGGCCTGGCACCTGCGCGAGCAGTACTTCGGCCGGCGCTTGCGGCCTCGGTAGTTCTCGCGGAGCGGCTGTCCGCATGGGCAGAGGGTCACCTCGACACCACCCGCAGCGCCGGCCGCAGCTCGTTGACCAGCTCGTCGCGGCGTTGCGCCAGACGTTCGTATTCGGCTTCGAGCCAAGCCAGCTCCGATGAGATCGCGCGGAGTTCTCTGCGCTTGGCCTTGCGGCTGCCGGCTCGGTAGTCGGCCAGCAAGCGGAGGATGGCTTCGATCATGACTTGCCTCCTTCCCGGACGTACTTGGCAGCCCGTGTCGGCTTTCGTGGTTTGGCCAACTCCGCATTCGCCCGCGATTGCTCGACGTTCTCGTTGGCGTGCCGTTCGTTTGTTTTTGCGTCGACGACATTCCTAGCCATGCACTTCCAGTTGTGCGTGGCCCAGATCAAGTTTGCCGCCATTGCACACAGGTTTATCAGACCGCACAGGAGCAGTCCGGTTGCGACCGTGTTCATGGCTTGGCTCCCTCGACGTAGTCGCCGAGGTAGAGCCAGCGGGACGGGTCCCAGATGCGCGGCGGTGTCAGGTCTCGCTCAACGACGTTGATTGCATAGCAGCCACCGTCGTGCTCTCGCAGCCACGGCCCCACCCGATCCGGCGGCCCGTCGGTCCAGACCGGGGTGATGCGGGCGACCTTGGCCTCGGCGAGCTCGGCCTGGAGCACGCGCATCCGCTCGTGCTTGTCCGCCGCCTCACGCACGGCATTGTCTGTGCGCGCCTGGTTTCCGGCCAGACGCGTCAGCAGATCCGCCGCCTCCCGCTGGGCGACGATTCGGGCGTCCTTCGCCTCCGCAAGCTGGCGGCGAAGGTCGGTGTTCGCGGCAGTGGCCTCGGAAAGCTGAACGCGCTTGTAGGCCATCATCGCGTCCACTTGCTCACGGGCGTAGATGCTGGTGCGCTTGTTGGAGTCGAACTCCTCCCCCTTGCTCGGTGCGCAGGCGGGGCAGGATTGCGTCCCCGTGTTGGACCAGAACGATTCGAGCTGCCGTTTGCAGTCGTAGTCGTGCATCGCACCGCAGATCTTGCACACGCGGCAAGGAACCGCCTCTCCGTCCGAATTGTCTACGAAATAGAACCACGGCCAGTCATCGCGCATCGGGGGCCTACTCGGCGCGCAGACGGCTTTGTCCATAATATCGAACTGCCGACGGCACCACTCCGAGTACAGCGTGACCATCGTCTCTTCCGCGTTCGCTATCCGGTCCAATGCGTCTCGGTTACTCACGGCTCCTCCTTCGGCGCGGTGCGGCACCCGGCTCCGTCTATGCCCGCTAGGTCGGGACTAACACACGTCTCGCACACCGGGGCGGCGCAGGCGGCGAGGGCCATGTCAAGAGCGACGTAGTGCGAAGCCGTGGGCTCGCCGCGACGCATGGCCTCCTGCCACCAGATGGCGACCTTCCGCACCGCCTCCAGCAGACGGTTGCGCGCGGCCAGGCGGGCGTTCTCCGCGCCAAGTCGGCAGTTGGCTTCGTAGTGCATCCCGGCCCGGTCTCTCTGGCGTTCGACCTCATCGTGTATCCGCTGCATATCAGACTGCGCCTCGTCCCACGCATCCGTGCAGACTTCGCAGAGAGTGATCGTCCCGTCGCTATGTCGCAGACACTCGCACATGCCCCCTCCTCTCGATTTACACAGCCGGGTCCAGCGCAGGATTCCGCTTGGATGAATGAGTCAGCGGCCGCGAGTTTCGCGAACGCTGGACCCGGCATCTCTCACTTCCGCAACTGCTTCTTGGCGAGCAGCAATTCTTCGATCGCCCCGAGCCGCTCCTCGATCGCCACGAGCCGCGAGTCCACACCAACCCGCGGGCGCCGCTCCTTCTTCGGCGGCTTCTCCGGGGCCAGGCCGCAGCCCTTGCGGTGGCGCACGGCCGCGCTCGGGGTGAGCTTGATGTCAGTCGCCTGAGCCACAGCGAACGCGAGATCATCCGCGTTGTACGCAGGGATGCACTCGGCGTTGTCGGTCATCCACTGCGTGACTGTTGCCTGCTCCAGAAGCGTCATCCGCTTCCGCGTTCCTTCGGTCATTTGGACACCCCCTGAATGAGTTCAAGTTGCCGACCACTGTTCGCCCACGCATCGGCCGACCTCGCTGAGAACATGATGATTCCTGGTCCTGTCTGAACGTCCAGAATCGGAACGGCCAACGCCCTAGCCCTGAAACACTCCGGGAACTCACTGGTCACACAGAACGTACAGCGGAGCCTGCTTCCGTTGTGCTTTCCCGACACCTTCGGGGACAGCCTCGCACCCTTGCCGTCAGTGCTGATCTTGATTGCTAGGCGGTCGCTGTTGTAGCCGAACTGAACGAAGTCATGGCTGGACATCCCGGCGGTCGTGACGATGTCTCGTCGTATGCTAATGCTCAGACGAACATCCTTCCCGCCGCCCTTCTTGGTCGTGTAGACAGACATCGTCCCGGCCTCATTCGCAGCCCTGACGTGGCCTGCCCTGGACCTCTTAGTAACCCACGTAAACTCCATCTCGTGTCCCTCCTGTTTGTAGAAGCCCGGGGCTCGCAAATGCCATACCCTCCGGGCGTTTCCCGGTTATGCGAGCCCCAGGCACACGTGGTCTAGAACGGCAGATCGCCGCCTGGGTCTACCATCGGCTGCTCTGCCGGCACGGCCGGCTTGTATTCCGCGATGAAGTTCCGTGGCGTTCCCTTGCCCTCGTCAACGATTAGCGACAGGGTCACGGGCTTCCCGAACTGGTCGCGAAGCTTGAACGTCCCCGCTTCAAACGCCTCGCCCGCTCCGATCGCGTAGGCGTAGCGTTTGATCTTCCAAAGAAACTTCGGCATGATGATGCACTCGCTTACCTCGCGCGTAACCCGTCCGTCGGTCGCGCTGAACGTGAGGACGTACATTTTCCCGCCCTCACGGTCTATGATCTTGAACGACTGGAGCGACGCCCGAACGTCGATAGCGGGGAAGCACGGGTCCGCGTCGCTCGGGTTATAGTTCAGGTCTCCATCATCGTACATCACTCGGCTCCTTCTGTTGTGGTCTCGCCGGCCTCAACCGCCTCAACCGGATCGGGTCCGTCTGGCGCAACCTTGGCCTTCAGCGCGTAGTATCCGGCACGGATGGCGTCGCTTCTCGTGTTCTGAATCGCTGTCCATGCCGTAGTCCCGAAGACTTCCTGCAAGAGCTTGGCCTTCTCGGCCTTCTCCGAGGCTGTCTGCCCCGGCTTGTACATGGTGAAAAGCCCTGCTATCTCCTCACACCACCGTTCGCGCGCTCGCTTCTCTCGGGTCCACTCCCCATTGCCTTCGGCGCTGAATAGTCCCTCGGATGACTTTCCGGGATCCTCTACGACGTGCGCGCCGCCGATGTGGAGCATAGAAAAGTGAGGGAGGAAGTTTTCAAACGTGGGGTCCTCAAACATCATCCCATCAATGGTGTCGAATCGGTCCTTGTGGACGAACGCCCGCACGCGCACGAGACGCTCGGCCGTGCCGGCCTTCTTGGAAGGACCGAGGTTCGGCCCGGTCTGGATCTTGTCCATTTCGATGAGGAGCGACGGCTCGTAACCGAACTCGCCCTCGGCCTTCATCTTCGTAGCGACCTTGACGAGCTCCTTCTTGCTGTCTTCGTCTTCCTTCTGGAATTCGTAGACGTACCCGAGGCGCCCGCAGACGATGGCGTGGCACTTCACATCGAGAAACCGATCGGTGAACCGCGACCATACCGACTTGACTTCGGCCCAATGCTGAAACTCCAACTTGGTGATCGGCTGCCTTCGGTTGGAGTTGATCTTGCGAAGATGCGACGCGCACAGTTCCACCCACAAATGCGTGGCGCTGTCGATGATGAAGATGTCGGAAGCTCGCTCGGCTTCGTCCATGAACGTCAGTGCATCGACGAAGCTCTTGGTCTTGGCCACCAGCAGCTTGACTCCAGCCGCGGTGAACTTGTGCTTGACGTAGTCAACGCCCGGCTCGGTTGAAAGGAACGCTACTGGTTTCTTCGATCCGATGTGCTTGTGCAGCCCGATCGCAATGAGCGTGGAAGTGAAGGTCTTCCCGCTGCCCTGCAATCCCATGATGCCGACTTTTGCCAGCGCGGCATCGTCGGTCGCTTCTCTCAGGAGTCCCATCGTTTTCCCCTTTCAGTCTCCGCGCCACCCCAGCACCACGACGCGGACGTTCGGCGGGTCTCGGCAGGGGGTCAGCCGTGCCGGGCGCCACAACGTCACTCGCGCGGGAGACCCGCGTCATCCCGCTCCCGATCCTCGAAGTAGTCCGCCCGGTCCTTGGCCTCTCGATCGAGTCGTGCCGCTCTCGCACACGCCGCAGCTACGACTCCCACCACCGTCTCTTCCTCGCTGTAGTCCGGCGCCGGTTCGTCCGTTTCTGGCCGCGGGTCCTCGCCCCACGGAACGCCCGGGTACTGTTCCGCCCAGTCCTCGCGGCAGTAGTCGTCCTCGTAGTGGTCCTCGCGGCACGGTCGCCACTCGTCGCAGACGAGGCACAGGCGCCTAGCGTCCCGCCGCTCATCCGACCCGACGACGCCCCCCCGCGGATCGTCGCCCTGGGGCTGCTCCAGGCCGCTCACGGCCTCACCCCCGCGTTCGCCTCGGCGACGGCCGCCTCGTGCGCGGGGAGGATGTTGGCGACCGCATCGAGCATCGTCTCGACCCGATGGATCCGGGCCGCGATGTCGTCCAGCCCCCGGATCCTGGCGGTCTGCTCCACCGCGACCAGGTCGTCGGACGCCTGGTGCAGGTAGGCCACGCTCAGCTCGGGCCGGATGTCCGCCGGCCGCGCGAACAGCAGGACATCGGCGATCGCCGGGAGCGCCCGGCGGATCACGTCGAGCCCGGTGTGGACAGCCCGGCTGGAGTCCGCGTTGACTCCGCGCCGGATCAGCGACTCAGCGCCACAGATCGACTCGATGGCGGTCTGGAGCCGCCGGACGCCCGGCTCCGAGATGCGCAGCTCACGTGCGCGCGGGGATGGTTCTGGCATGGTCCCTCCTCCGGCCGTGGTTGCTCACGACCGGCGAGGCTCAGGGGATTGGAGACCCGGCCGGCGCAGCAACTCGCCGGCCGGGTCGGAGTGAGCCGTCCACGGGAGGCGCGGAAGGCTCGTCACACAGGGGGACCGCCGCGGCGCGCGGGCATTCCGCGGCGGGGATGCTCCCTTGCGGGGGAGATGCGGACCGCCCTCCGCCGGGCCGGGGCTTCTCACCTCGGGGCCGGGGAGGGCGGGAACGCGGACCAACTGAACTGCTGGGTTCGGCGGTCCGCAACACGTCGTCGAAACGCCCGAGGACAAACTCCCCGAGCGTCTGGTTCGCTTCCATTGCGGCGCGGCGAAGAGCCTTGCGAACGGCCCGCGGCCCGCGGAAACCGATGAGTACTTGTTCCATGTACTGAATGGTATCGGACAGCACTAGTCCTGTCAACATGTATTTTTGTTGACTGGTACCGATTGTTGGTAGGACGATGGTCTTGCTGGGTTCGGCGTGGGGGAAGCATGAGCAGTTGCGACAACGGAGGGCCCATGTCGGGAATTGTGTTGCCTTTCAGAAGGGAGAACGCCATCGAAGGAGGACTGACCATGCGTCGCCTCGTTTTCGCCAGCGTTTGCGCGGCAATCCTGGCGTCCGGCTGCGCCTCGGTCGGCCCGACCCGCCGTGAGTTTGGCGCGCCGCCGCCACGTACCTCGGCAGTGCTTCCGTCGGTTGGCCCAGCTCCCACGGGCGCAGACCTCGCGCTACACCGAGAGCTGGCCGAGCTCCGTCGCCAGTCCCGCGCGACCCGGACCGGAGTCGTGATCGCCGGGGTGGCTCTGGCAACGGCTGGCGTGGTTGGTTTGGCCAACCTCAGTGAGGCCGACCAGGATGTCAAGACGCGAGCCAAGGTGCCATGGATCAGCCTGGCGTTTGGTGGACTGGTCGCCGCCGGCGCGGCTGCAGCGGCTGGGCCGTGACCCAAGCCCCGTAGCGGCTCGATCCCGCCCCGGGATGACCCAGGCACGGGGCGCCCCGCGCAACGCACGTGGCGGCGCCCGCTGCGCCATGGGGCGGTACCGTCGCGCCCACCGTCCGGGCTCGCATCCCCCAGACCAGCCGACACACTTGCGGGCAGAGCGTTGTCGCGCAACGGATTGCAGACTATTTTTCGCCCGATGAAAGAATACGCTGGACATCTGCCGTACATCTGCCGTACTATTCTCTCGTCGGCGGGATGGTCCGCCGGCGAGCAAGGGGGATCCGATGACAAACCCGCACATTACCTGCCACCGCGACGGCACCGTCACCTACTGGTCCGTCTATCGCCAGGCCTGGATCCGGCGCGCCCGGCGCGTCCCCGATCGCGACCTCGCCGCGATGGATGAGGCCGAGCGCGGGCGTATCGCCCTGCATCTGTCCCGGTGATGCCGAAGACCAAGCGCATCGAGATCCGCACCATGCCGGCGGATCTCTTGGCCCGGATCGACAGGGCGGCCGCGGCAGATCACCGCAGCCGGAGTGGTTGGATTGTCCGCACGTGCGAGCGTGCGCTGGAGGGTAGGACGATGACGACGGAAATGGATGTCGTACGCGCGAGGGACATGATACTGGCGGATCAGGCGTCGGGGCGGCTCGACACCATAGAGGTGTCCCTGGACGGCACCACCTACCGAGTCAATGGGGGCGCGTGGATGCCGATGTCGGCCCCGGTCACCCTGATCCTGGTCGATATCTGGCCTGAGGCTATCCCAGTCGGTACACCCATCCCGATATCCCCACTCGTGACAGAGCGCATCTGCTTGGCGTCGGCGGCGAAGCATTGATCACACATCCCGGCCCCGGAGGCTCGCCGCCCCGGGGCCGAACTGCGTCCGGCGAGAGCGGCCCGTCTTTCCCCAGCGCCCAAAAGCTGGTGACTGGCTCTCGCGATCTCAGCTACTCTGCCGGACGCACGCTACCGCACGCATACTACCACGGCCACCAGCCAGCCGGTCACGAACGCCGCGAGATCGACCACGTCGCCGAACGGCCAACCCCACCGACGCCACCGGGCCAGCCGCGGGGTGGCCAGCTCCCACGCGACGGCGCCCACGAGCACCACGACCGACGCCCAGCCGAGCCCGGGATAACCCCAGACCGCATGCGCCGCGACCGGGACAACGAAGCCGACGAAGCCGTGGATCCAGCGGCCCTGGGTCCACCACGGGCCGAGCTTGGGCGCCCAGGTGGTCACTTGCCGACCTTCTCCGGCTTCCAGGTCGCGAGCCGCGCGATGAGTTTCGCGAGCCCGGCCAACAATGGAATCACAGCGAGCTGCCAGAGCTGCAGTTGGATCTCGCCGCTCGGATGAAACGTCGTGATGGTGTGGTTGATCATGGCGACCAGCAGCCCGCAGACGATGGGGATCGCTGCGTACAGGGCTGGTTTGAGAATCGTGATCAGGACTGTCTTGAGCATGACGACTCCTTTCACAAACTACACGTCTACCCGCACGTCGTGCGGCCGGGTGTCGTA